CTGTTCCTCAAGGTAGTTAACCTTCTCCCCACATCCAATTTACATTAACCAAGCGAACTTTTGTTCGTCTCGCAAGAGGCCAAGCCAACGCTTTTTAGAGCGGAGGTCAATAACGATCTCAGGTATAAACCGATTTGCAAGCATATTGGTTAGTGCTGTCTGATAAGTAAGCTTTGAGATACGGGGCTCAGAATAAACCCCGAAAGCCTGTCCTGACGAGTTACCTAACTCGTATGTTACATCTCTCTGTTGTAGCTGTTTTAATAGCTTAGACAAAAATTTGTACGGACACCCTAGCTCGCTTATACCGTCGACAGGCGCTTTAACACGCGTATCAACCTCAACAGGGGTAGGTATTGCAACCTTAACCTTGTTAAGTTGAAGCTGATTGTCAAACGATACTAACTGGCCACCTTGACCGGTAACTAATCGGTCATCATCGGTCAACTTACCGATAACTGGTGAACCTTCACCTACGTAAGGCATGGGAACAACTTTTTCAAGTCGTCCTTCAATATAAGAAGCGGCATTAAACCACCCAGCCTTACGCATTTCTTTCGCATGCCTGTCTAAAGACAAGACCATATTGTCAAAACGACTACGGCCTTGGTCATCTATAAGCATACTACTTGAAACGACAAGCCCACGACCTCCAAGGTCAGAAGGCAAACAACAATTAGTCATTTTAAGTCGTATTGGTGAACACTCAATTCCTAGGAGATAATCTCCTCCGCAACTCTCTCTAAATGGCCCCTTGACATAACACTTAGAAGTGTTAAGCCTGAGGCCGCTCATTGATAATGCGGTTTGAACGTAACACGCCCACTCAGTTGGGACAACAAGGTCGTCACCGTAAACGTAAACACGAGAAGAAACATCCTTATAAGGGAGTTTACACATAGAACTTATGTGCGTGCATACGGATAAGTGGATGATCAACGCTAAAAAAGGAAAGGTTAAACCTGAACCCATGCCCGCTAAAGCGAACTGCTGGCCACTACGACCAGAGGGTAGTTTATAGTGAGTAGACCTCGAGTTCTTTAGAAACCAACGCACACCGGGCATAAATTGGCTGATATAGGCAGCAATTCGATAGCTGACCATATCGCTAGCATCTTTTAGGTCAAAAGTACTAACTTTAAGATCTAAAGAACCTTGCTGAGCCAACCCGCGATTAACGGATTGATCCAAAAAGTTTATCCTGCCGTTTGTATCAGCTTCTAAAGCTGAAACAGCATACGACAAAAAAGCCATTTGAGGCTTGATGATATGCAAGGGCTCTTTACTAATGACTCTCGGTCCGCGACTATCCTTTGGTACGAAAAGTACTTTGGCTGTCCGACCTTCGTCGATAAGTTTAACTGGCACTGGCGCCTTTCTATAAGGCTTAAAGTAACCAGAGTGACCCTTGAATTTTCTGTCGCATGACCCAATGACATGATCAGGCAAATTTCTCCATATATAAAATGGAAGGTTCGCACGTTTTGAGGCTGATTTAGCCGACCCTGATAGCTCGAAAGAGCCAGGGCCAAAACGAGGACCATATGCCAAAATGTCATGGACCTGGCCTTTTGCAAAGCGAGGGTAGAATTTCTCGGCATTAACACGCAAGGCATCAAGCCATACGTGCGATAATCTGAGTTGCGCCACCGCGTTTTCATTTGCTTCATACTTTTCCTCTGCTTTTATTTTAGCTGGAGAATCGAATGCAAGGTTTAACTTGTAAACGTATTCGCACAGTTGCCTAAGGCTTCGCAAAGCGACAGCCGAAGGTGCAGGGAGAAGAGCTCCTGTTTGTAAACAAAAGATTTTTCCAAGCAAACTACGGAAATAACGTAGAGAGCGCCCTTTCCAAGCGAAGCATGTCAGAGCATCCTCTTCAAGAGGCCCTGTTCGGTGTAAAAAAGTACCCATTTCAATTGAGTACAATACACACTTCGCCAGCTTTGGTAGGGTTATTGTCCAAAACTTTAAACCTTCGGCGCGCAAGCGCTTCAGGCAGTATTGGACGGTGGATTTGTCGAGGTCACAATCAGTTGCAACCTCTTTAAAAAGTTGATAGAAATCCAATGTCAAGTGCTGCACAGCTTGGTCCCCCATTAAGTGAGGGGGCTGGCGTAGTGGTAGCGCTGACTTGTTTCGAACCAAACTAAGACTCGCCGGAGAGAATGCGATCAAGAATCGCACCAGTGATAAACGCGTTAATATCCGAAGTCAGATCATCGATTTCAGTCGATGTGAATCCTGACTTAGGAACAGTTATAACGAGTTGCACAGAAGCTTGAAGCCGCTGTGTAGCACTACCAACTGTTACATCCTTTTGAAGGACGCGGGTACAAGCGGCTGTATAAGCCGACTTGTCCTTATTCAGCTGGCCGCCCCGAACCACAAAATGGTTAGAGGGATCGCCGAATGTCAGGGTAGAGAGGCCATAACGGCCTTCGCCTTGAGCATTAAAAGTCTTAGAGTTGACAGAAATAGGTCCGAAAGGCATATACGGTATCGTCCGATAAGACGGGCATTGAGGGGGTTTGAAAACATTCGCTGAAAGACTTCTTCACTCTGAAGCTAGAAAAGCTTTTTGAGAGTCGTTGTTAAATATGCAGTGTTGAAAATCTCCTTCAATGAAGGTGCTGACCACTTTACCGGACTATGAGCTCCAACCGAAGTATTAAGGTAAGAGCGTTGGTAACGCTTTCGAATATAAGGGTTTAACCCCAAAGTATAAGAAGAGTTACTTACATAGTAAGTGTCAATCGTCGTTAGTGATAGTGACTGATAACCAGTAAACTGGTAACAGGAAGGAGCCCAACCACGAGGATGGAGCGATTCTAAAATATCACCAACGGGGATGAAGTAATCAACAACAAAAGAAAGAGGGATAATGTCCCACGCAGTTTTAAGATCAGGATGGACGCCCAACGTGTCAAGCAACAAATAAGCCTTATTCAAAGACTTCTCCATGTTGGGAGGAGTGTATGTAAGCACACCGCTTGTCTGTACGCGTCCAATAGCATTTAAGCACCAGTCGGTATAACCCGAAGGGCCTGATGGAAGTGGTTGAGAAAACGCGATAGCGCGCTTCCTATGTAAGCGTTTACAATATGGGCCCATTTTAGTGGACATAGCTCGCAGAGATGCGATTAACGCTTTACAGTCGGATATAAAGGGCATAACACCCCAGGTAACACTTCCATAAGAAAGTTCCCGTAGGAACTTCTTAGAAAACATCGCAATGGTAGAATCCCAATCTGCAAGGAAAGGGATAAGTTCAAACGATGAAGAATCGTCTGACACGCTAATTGTAGAAGCATAAGCTTCATTAATTTGATTAGCGAGAGCACTCGAATAGATTGAGAAGTCGTCCGCAGAAGCGGCAACTCCATCGTCAAAATACTGTCTATTCCCAACGGTGCCGGACAAACCGGAAGCGAGGGAAACGACTTTCTGATGACGAACGTCGGTAATGCCTTTAGCAACTTTTCTCTCCGAGATATACTCGAGGAAGATCGGGTTTGTTTCAACCCAAAGTGAGTTACCGGCAAAATCGCGTACTTGACGTGTGGAAATACCAGGGCGTGTGCGTGTGGGCATATCATAACAACAACTGAAAGGTGACCAGCCAGCGAAAGC